CTATACCGCTACGACAGGGAACATACAGTCAGGTGGCGCCTTCACTGGTGAGACATACAAGAAGCCCGTTGATCCATTCGATCAGCTTGGCGGCTTGCCTCCTACAATTGAATTGTATGCACGAGCCTTGACACCTGGATTGGCAGATGTTCTAGGTACTGGTTACTCGGCCATGACCCAAACACCAGAAGGATACGGAGAAGCGCTCTGGAACGGCGCACGTGCTAGTGGGCGCCGTGTTGTAGAAAAGACTCCTGTCGTTCGCGACATTGTGAACATGCATCCTCCGATGACAGGCAATAATGCTATCACCGAGGAGTTGTTCAAGAAACAAAAAGAACTCAGTCAGCTTGATCGGTTCTACAAACAAATGACTGCCAACGAAGGCTTACTACGAACTAAGCCTCCATCGCAATCAGGTGCCACTGCTGCTGTTGAGAAGCTAGGCGAGCGTCCTCCATCTGAGCCGGCTGGCATTGAACAACCACAGCCCAAAAACCCATTATACATAATGTTCATGGAAGAGTTACATAACAAGTTGATAAAAGACGCTACTGTGACACGCAAAGGAGAACCAACAGGTGCCATTGGATTTCAATCCTTGTGGGATAGATATCGTCTTGCAACCGATCATCTCAAAGGTATTCGTAAAGTCAACGAAGGCAACAACGTTACATGGCAAGAACAAATGGAAGACAAGCCTGCACAACTCGCCTTCCTAAAGAAGAACAATATCGATCCTGACAACATTCGTGCAGTGCGTAACTTCTATGAGAGGATTAGGCAGGACGCAGCCCGTGTAATCTTGACACAGATCAGGGCAGTTGAGTCTGAGTTCTCTCAGCGACTCGGTAAACCCGTTACGTTAAAGGACCTAGACCCATACAAAATGGGTCTACAGGGACAACCTGTAGACCCGACAGTGCCGGCTGTGGACTTGCCACAATAGCGTGTGACTCACACAGCTAGCGCATTCACAATTGCCTTGAACAACTTGTCTTTGCGTTGTTGATCCAAAGGCAAGTCACTAAATGGCATACAACAGGGATGGGTCTTCAGGTTCTCATTCTTTACTGGACCCCATTTCCATCCCTCTTCGTACTTCGTTTTGAGCCATGACTCGTGACTAGCGCTTGGTGGTGCCTCGGGATTTGCTCGATTGAACACAACTACTTTGACGGCACTAATCTGTTGCCAGTCAGGTGCCTCTGTCCACTCTGCCTGTGTGAAGTCGCCTATAGTTTCGCAATAGGTCTTATTTGCGTTGTGACAGATCGCCGCAACCTGTGTATCGGTAAGCTTCATGACATATGCTCCATTATCCTTGTTGTCGCTCTCCAGACCGTGTAGCTTCTTCCCCCGCGTCGGCCCATCGCGGGTATCTTGAACTTCTGTGCCTTATCATCAGCAGCCAAAAACGTTAGCTCTGCCTCTATCATAGATGCCGTTGCATAGGCGTCGAATTTGGCCGTGATGTCCGACCACTTGTAGCCAAGTAGGCCACCTTCGATCAGATAGTCTACTAAAGCACTCTGCCAATCTCGTGTCATAGCTTCACCACCTTCATCTCACTCCATCTGTGCAGCCCTTTTGAATGCTCCACAAACTTATTATCTTCCTTTGACCACAGTGTTGGATAACTCATCTTCAACTCCGCAGGTACTCCTAACGGTTCTGGCTTCCTCCTGTTGTATACATCTTGAATAAAGATATCTGACTCGGCATACTTCTTCATGATCTTCAAACAAGTCTTGGCTTTTGCAGGAGTCGATATCGCAACCAAGTTATCATGCACATCAATTCCGATCCTTGCCTGCTCAGGTATGGGCCAATCGTCATCTTCTTCGCATTGATACCAGACTTGAATGATCTTATCGCCAATGGTGGATTGCGGATAGTAAGCGATAATTGAGTCCAGTACTGAGTCGTCGATCCTTTGTATAACTTTGAGCCTACGTCCAAACGGATTGTAGATCGCATGCGTTTTACGGAAACCTTCTTCCTCAGCGGCCCACCACTTGCGAAGTTCCGGCGTAATGCTGTGATATAACGCAAAGGCACGTGCGCTCTCATGGTATGGGAGACCTGTAACCTGCGACAACCGAAATCGCTCCATTCGATAGTTGAGGCCGTGCCTGCATCTTTTCGCCACATATCTTTTGGTTGGGCGTAGCTCTTTGTCCCAATCTTTTGTTGGAACCTGATCGTACGGAATTTTGAACATTTGCGAGGCGAGTGCCCTGTGACAGTCATAGCTTCCATCCTTCTTTGCTCTAGCGAATTGCTCTTTCCAAACTGGTATATCTGCCCTAAACGAAACTACTTGTGCCTCAGCCTGGGCAAGGTCGAAATACAACAGCACGCACCCTGGGTCAGCAACGTACATTCCTCTCGCTTGCATGGGCTGATTTTGTATGTTTCCACCTTCTTTTTCGACAAGGAGCTGAGAACAAGACAAACGGCCAGGAGCCCTGCTAACTCCAAATTGCTTATTTTCGAACCTAAATCTATTGTCAGGGGACACACGCGACTCGGCATAGGTTCCACGGAATTTGTCCTTCTCTTTGAACACATCTAGGGAGACCAGCATCTCTTTGGCCAATGGCGGTGTTTTAACATTGGCCATTATCACCTTGCGGTTATCTTCGTCCGTAGAGACACCACGACCTTCCAGCTTCAACCGCGTGAAGAACAAGTCACGCATTTGATGATGCGAGTTAGGGTTTGGGAAGTATTCTTTGTCACCTGTCATCTCTTGAACGATGTCATAGAACTTCTGCTCGGCGACTGCCACCTCTGCCGTTACTTGATCCTTGATGATCTCCTTCATGCTCATATCAGTATTAATGCCATGGACAGTAGCACGATACAGATGAGGATGTGCACGCATAATGTGATCGAAAAAGACATCTGCCATACCCTGCTTCATGATCTGGTTGTGCAGCTTTTCATAACATGCGTATGTCAGTGCTGCGTCTTTACAGTTGTACTTCCAGAACGTATCGATCTCTCCGCCGTCACGCCACGACTCGGCATCTCCTTTGTAATACGGATGCGTTGTATACTGAGACACAAGGAACGCAAGGCTATGCGGCAGTAGAGGATACAATGCATGGTGTGCCAGTAGAGTATCAAACCAAAAGTCAGTGCGTAGCAGTTGATGCATCCAGGAGAAGTAGGCGTCGAACTGCGCATTCTGGGCGATCATCTTGTGTGAGTCACACAGGTTTTGGATTGCATACAAGATGTTGACTTCTTCGCCTGTCGTAAAACGATTGCGCTTATGATCACGAAAGTTAATACACATAGCGCGATGAGGGTTATTCGACAAGCCGATGCAAGCCATCTCATAATTGATTGCCTCTATATCATAGGACACTGGACGCTTTGTGTGTTTCAACTCTCTGATGAAAGCCATCGACTCCTTATAGGATGGGTTGATAATCTCCTCGATCAAGTGTGGCCTGAATGTTCCATCTAACAGATGTTTGGCTCGTTGCAGGTCTTTTATAAATATAGGTTCGAAACGTGGCTCGCGATCGCCCATTAGAAACGCAGCATTGAACGTGCATACTGCGTGACCCTTCCTCCCATTCGGCAACTCCAGCGGAAGCACTGACCCTCGCCACTTGGTTATCTTGTCCAATCCCAAAACAGCCTGAATGGCATAGTTCCCCAAACAGACGATAACCTTCGCGTTCGGAAGCTGCGACAGTTCCCACCAAATCAAATCGATCCATTTGTCCAACTCATCTTTTAAGACGATGTGCTTTTCGTTGCCTTTACTCGATAGGCTGATTTGACGCTTGACGACATTCGTAGCATAGACCGTTTCAGGACGCAGACCCCATCTGGCCGCACCTTCCCACATGAGCTTCCCAGACCCACCAATAAATGGTTTGCGTCTTCGACACTCAGTCTCTCCAGGACCCTCTCCAATAAACACGACTTCGGCACTGATTGGGCCATCTGATAGTACCTCTGTGTTGAGTCCCATATTATCTGCGTGAGACCTAAACTGTTCGTGTAGTAACTCAATGCTTATGGCTCGTTTCGCCATGACGGACCCCCCAACAAATGCCCAGTTAGTGCCTTTAGTTTCGACCACAACGCTGCCATATCGCCGTCGTTCAATAACGTATAGCTTGGCTTATCATACCATCCCCGAGAGTCGCTATCGAATGTCTTACCAGGACGACGTACCCAAACAACGAATGGATTAGGTAGTGCATCTATCTCTTTAGGAAAGCCACCGTCGTCAATGATCACAAACTCAGGACGCATGTGAGGCTTCTTTAAAACTCTGTGCATGAGCCACTTACCAAAGATGTCCGGTCCGTAGACCTTCTTGCAGTGATCTTCAGCGAGCATGATAAGTGACTGCCGCATACTGAACCCACTAAGTTCTGGTCGTGCCTTCTCCTTATCTGCGAAGCCATAAGGCTCTGCCAGTGCCGCAGCGAAAAAGTGTTTGAGTGGGGCACTAAATGAGTCAGTGATGACCTTAGGAGCTATGACCTTTCCTCCCAACGCTTGGTTCAAATCTCGACACAGTTCAACTGCTATCGTGGACTTGCCTGTACTAGGCGGGCCGTTGAGTACTACGTATTTGATTGGATTAGTCATTTGAATTTCCCCTGTGTGAGTCACACGCTAATCGCACGACTTCATCTTATCTGCTGGTCCTCCTTTTTCTTCCACATACTTCTTCCAGTGATACCATTTGCCATCGTGCCAAAACCCCCAATCTCGTAGCTGCCTTCCCACAAATACAAGTGTCCAACAAGGGCCCCACGGAGTCGACACCCTATGCTGATGATGTGGTCCGAACTTCCTGATCCAAGGCGATTTGAATATCTCAGTGCCGTTTGGCGTCTCCTCTAGATACGATCCCTTTATTCCAACAGTAACAAAGTTCTTTGGGTGATCGTGGAAATCTCTAGACCAGTCATCTCCCACAAAGTGATGGATCATGACCTTGCACCAACGAGTCTTCAACACCTCCCACCGATATAGGTACGTTTCGCAACGCTCATGGCCATTGACTTCTTCGGCCTTGCCAAAAAGTTTGTTCAGTACTGTGTGACTCACACTCATCGTACTAGCTCCCTTATCCACATCAACACCGGAACACTGAACCCGCCAAGCAGTCCCATCGACACACCAACTACCACAGCCCTTATCAATCTGATCGCCGTGGGGCTCCCATAGAAAGGCCCATAGCTCTCTTGTCTGATATAATGATAACTTTGTTTTTTGCCCTTGTAACTGCGGTATAGAAGTTCCTTTTGTTCAGTAGCCATGAGTGTCCCCTTGCTATGCAGTAGATGACCGTATCAAACTCTGATCCCTGTGCCTTATGTGTCGTGATTGCATAGCCCAACTCGATCTGCTTCCTGGGATCGTACTGGATAACAGTTTTATGATATGGGCTATACGTTGTCAGTCGTGCAGGAACAATTACATCGCCTGCACGATCAGATGTCTTGAGTGTCAACTCACCATCTTCAGCGTCGAGTCCTGCGATACGCCCTAGTTCACCATTGAACATATTCAACTTGTAGTCGTTTTTGATCCAAAGGAACTTGTCTCCTTTTCTAACGGCAAGCTTTGGCTCTTTTGGATCGTATCGTTCAAGAAGCAATAGAGGCCCCTTGCCATTGAAACGTAACTGCAATGAGGGATTGATACGCATGGTTCCGTATTTACCACGCCTAGTTGGCATGATGATTTGATGGCTGTCATCTGCGAAGTCCTTTAGTCCTCGTGTCATGTTGAGCATGTAGGCCAGTGGGTTCTCGTCGTAGATGATCACAAACCTATCGTTACGAAACGGTATCTTACTCTGCAGGATGCGCATTGCGTTAGACACAATGGCATCGTCACTGCGAAAGTTGTACATAAGTTCAACTGCTGGAAACTTCAACAGCGTCTCAATGAAAGGCGGTGTTCCTTCCTCTACAGGAGGCAACTGATTGTTGTCGCCAAAGAACCTGATCGCCCCATCCTTACGCAGTGCATCCATCAACTGACCGTGTAGCGTGGGTCCTATCATGGACGACTCATCAACAATGACAACTCTCTCTTCTAATGGCATCATTCGATTACGCCTTGGCTCATTCATCAACTCTACTGGCGTATCGTCAGGATCATCAGGCATCGGAAACTCCAACAGCCTGTGAATGGTCTTAGCCGGGATGCCTGTTAACTCCTGTACGCGTTTAGCTGCACGCCCAGTAGGAGCAGCCAGAACTGTCTTGATGCCTAGACCAACTAACTGCCGATATACATGACCAAGGACTAAGGTCTTCCCTGTGCCTGCACCTCCGGTAATTCCTGCGATTGTATTCTTTAGATCACAACACACCTCAACAGCATGTTGTTGCTCAAGGCTAAGCCGGCGCTCTGGAATGGACTCTTTCAACTTCTCTTTCAACTTCTTTTTCATCGCTTTACTCCTGGCGGTAACTCTGGACTAACTAGTAACCTCGTGACGTGATCAACTGAGACACCCTTACTCTTCTTCGCAGGCTCGTTTATCTCCAACACCTGCTGTGCTGTTTGTATTACTGCGGCCCGCATAAAGCTATTGACAGAGATGCCCAATAACTTTGCTGCCTTCGTCACGAGGTTCCTATCGACAGCCTGACAACGCCACACCAATTGGGCTGTGCCGTTTTTAGGAGGCTCCCGTAGGTTGACCGTTACTGTGTATCTACTTTCAAACACGAGAGCCTCCGTCTGTTAGCGTCGATCCAGCATAGTCAACAGTGCTGTAAACAATTGGTAGTCGTAGTCACCTGCTGCACCAATAAGTTCGGCAAGACGTTGCATACCTGCTGCTTGTTGTTGCAACTCCTTAGCACGTACATGGAGCAGCTGTTGACATACACGCTTATCCATAACACGGTTAGCTACATCTGTTTGATTGCCTTGGACCCTTCCATAGCCTGCGGCGTCAGACTCCATGGGTGCTCCTGCTCCTCCTCCTCCTTCAAATATACCACGACGCTGCCTCTCAGCACCTGCACGCTGCTCTTCCAACTTCTCTTTCAGCTTCTCGTCAAAATCGCGACTCATGTGCACCTCCTACGCTGTAGCAGCTTTGACTGCCCACATGGCAGCATCTTCGTAGTGCGTTTGGGCTAAATCAACAAGTCGTCGAACTTCGCCCGATGACCCATCGCCCATAACCTTATCGCATAGATTAATCAACTCAGCAGTCTTCTGCTTGATCTCATCAACTGTTGAATTTGCTGATGGATTAAATGCAGTACGAACTCGAAGCTCGCCTATGGTTAGTTCCTTTTGTCTTCTCAGTTCCTTGTCGAAAGTCATGTTACTTCTCCTTGTGAGTGAATGGGTCCTGTGTGTGACTCACACAGGACCCGGCCTTAACGGTAGTCGCTTCTATCGACCACGACCCTTCGGCTTCCCAGCAGGCTTTCTGCCACGCGCTGGCGCAGCATCGCCCTCATCTTCCTCCTGGTCTTCCTCTTGATCCTGTGGCTTTCTCTTGCTTGTGCCACGTGCAGGAGCCTCTGCCGCTTCGAGCGACTGGATTTCCGCACGCAACTCTCCTTCCCACGGCTTGTGACGAACACGAACACGCACTGAGCATCCCATCCACTCACTGGTGTCGATGACAGTCACATTGGAACTCAGACCAAACGCCTCGTACAACTTACGCATGTTGAATAGAGCGCGACGGTCTCCCTTCTTCGGAACAACTTGACGGTTCCAATAGAGAATAACGCCATCTGGGAAATCATCTCGTGTATCGGCCGGCACTTCATCCGGCGCAATAACGATCTTAATGGCGTAGTACTGGTTTCCCTTCCCAGACGTTTGCTTCTGGACATCCTGCACCTCACCGAGGTAGACGCCAGGGCGAAGCTCTTTCGGCTTCTCAACGTCGGCAAGGCTGTCTTCAAGTTCGATGATGTCCACATCTTCCTGGGCTTCATCGTCTTGTGTTTGTGCTTTAGCCATACCAACTCTCTCCTGTACAGTGGGTGGGATCGGCCACCTACACTTATATATTAACTCCCCCGATCAGGAGTCCATTTTGATCCCGTCCCAACGCTCACCGCCTTCTCTGGTCGGAACCGTTGTGATTGTAGGACCAACTTTATCTTTTGCCTTAGGTGCCATGCAATCTATGTGACTCACACAGTTGCCATCGACACGAAACCCATGTTCAGGTTTGACCGCTTTGCCACACACTGAGCAGGCTTCGTAGATCACTTCGGCACCTCCAACTTTTGATATCCGTTTTGTTCCCATTCGTGGTACCACCTTGCGATTGTCATCTGACCTTTGTCTGGTTTGTTTGCATCATACTTCAAGACGAACTCCTTCTCTCCTGAACTGGTAAACATCCTAGTTTTCATCGGCCTGCGATATCGCACTGGTCTAATCGCCAGCCTCCGCTTAGCCTCTACATTGGTGTCCTGAGACAAATGCCAAATCTCTGACCACCTAAACGACATATTGTTTACGAGCTTGCCGCCTAGCATAACGGTTACATAGTCGATAATGTCGTTGCCTCTGTCATCCTTCTTCGTCGTCGCATCATCTTCATGCGCCGTTGCAATGAAGTGAACACTGTGCTTTGCAGTAACTCGCAGTAGTCCTGTGAGCACTTCTAAAACGATGCCATTCCTACCACCATAGGCTGACACTCCTGGCATCTCCATCGTGGGCCTAAACTCCTTACCTGCACCAATGCCGTCCCTCACTGCTTTCTGTAATGCTCTAAATGCTAGCGCAGTTACAGAGTCACAGACAACCGTTTGAATGTCTTCGTTCTCTGCCAGTGCCTTGTCAAGGCCAAATGGATCATCACTCTGTGCGTGCTTGAACAACTCTGGCAACGCTTGGTCATAGAGCTTGAGCACATGAACATCTCGTCTATGGGCAACGCTCATGTGCTCGTTATCACCGAGAGATAACCACAACTTGTTCCCCGGTGCTGTGGCTGCAAAGGTCGTTTTGCCAACAGTCGCTGGACCCCAAAGGAATATCGCCATCCTGGAACCAGCTTCCTCGGCCGGCTGCGCGATGTATGGACCGACCTTGATAGCCCTTCTTGCAACACCCACAGCACACTCCATCTCTTATACAACACAACTTGCCGCACTGTTTAAAGGCCGTGTGACTCACACAAAGCCTTCTTTCACAGCCCACCATTCCTGCACTGTGATCTGCTTCGGTTCCATTTTCTCTATGATGCTTCTCGGTATCCATTTTTGATCCTTATCAATCCTGACTAGAACTGCTAGATCAGTTGACTCGTCACGCACAACTTCATCGATATCGATGTCAATGAAGTTGGCAACCTTCTCATTTCGTCGTGCCATCTTAGTTCTCCCTCTTCATGTCTTCGCGCTTCAAAGCCTTCAAGTCTTCGATGGCATCCTCGATAATGCCTATGACGTTCTTATTCCCTCCCAATGTTGCAGTGGCCAACTTCTTGATCACTGCATCGATCATGGCCTGCGTCCGCATAGACATCACTTGTCCTCCACGACTTTGCCATCAATTACGCGAACAATTTTGTACTCTTCGTCTGTGGTTAGCCAATGTCCGTACAATAACATCGCAACATTGGCTAACATCTCACTTTTATACGGGCCGTCCTCGTCGCCAGTCTCATCAGAAAAGTACCACTGACCTAACCGCTCATATGGGTTCTTGTGCATGTTCAACCCTCCATCAATCTCATGCTTACTCTGGAAGTGATGCTTGAGTGCTCCCTTTGCAAGGAACCACTTATCACACTTAGGGCACTTGAAGCTCTGGCCACCCATCTAGCCCTCCATTACTGCTCGTTCACTCGGACTCTTATCAGCCGGTATCATCTCTTGGAACTGTATCTGCCTTCCCTCCTTACTGTCGCAACAGAATGGTATGAGTGCGCACGGTCGAAAGTATCTGTTACACGAATGTGTGTACCTTGGCGCTCGTTCAAAATCACCAACGTACTGCTCGTACATATCAACCGTGTGCCGAAACCAAGCGGCCCAAGTCTCGAACGTTTCCTCATCTCTGACCAATGGCTCCACAACATACACATCTTCCCCCCTATATGTCGGTTTGATCTTCACGCCTGTGACCCTGGACCTGACGATCGGGAAACCAAAGATGATAGATGCCGCATAGCAGTATCCACTGATCTGATGTGAAAGCTCCCACTTAGCGCGCCATCCCGCATCAAGCCTTGCCGCTGTTTTATTCTCGTCCATAACAGGAGCATGGCCAAATTTAACGTGATGCACAAGTCCATCAACGGTACCGATATATCTGACTTCCTTTCCATCTTCAAACGTAACGACCACATCAAATACCTGCTCAATACCCACAAAGCTGCGTGGGTCTTTATCATCCTCCACGTAGATGGGCCAATTCTCCATCTTCGGTAGACACTCATCCACATAGCATATCGTAGCGAGTTGCATATTTTCCAGCGTCCGTACTTGGTCATCTGGGTTATCCACAAAGCCGGAGGAAGCTAAGATTGCGAAGTTGAGTTCTAGTAAGTGTTCCCTGAGAACGCCCCAATCCCCAGCGTTGAAGAAGTCTGTACCCTTCAACCTTAAGCCCTTCACTTGGTCCACACAGTCATGCCACCGCTTATATCCAAAGATGCGCTCACCAACATACATGGCATGTTTCGGCTTCTTGTCCACATTAAACAACTGCCATACCCTAGTCGTCGCGAACACTTGATGCATTACTTCGCCTGCCTCTAGGGCCATTGACCGGGCGTTGCTGTCGTATCGGCGTTGGCTTGATATGACGCCCCACATCGGGCACTGGTTCACGGACTCCAGGCGGGAGTTCGAATACGCCTTCAGCTTCGTCTTCTGCAGTGGTGTCGTCTTCTTGATCGAGATCACCTTGAGCATCGATGTATGCCCCCTCTCCGATGTCATCTCCTCCAGTTGGTTCTGGAGCATCTCGTGGGGGAGTCCCGTGATTGACCGCTTCGTAGGCATTGAGATATCTCCTAACTGCTGTTGCTGAGTTGACCAACAATTCAAGGAAGCGATCTGTGGACTTCAACCTCTGCTCGTGTAGATGCCTAACCAACAGGTCCTCTGCTTCTGCGAACTCAGCCTCTTCCTCCTTGTCGAAGAACCCGCCATCTGATGTCATAAACCCTGTAACTTTTTTCATGACTGTGTGACTCACACTGTTAGTGTTTCTCTGGTTCATTTACAACGCTAGCAACGTCAACACCGTCAACGTTCTGGCCACGGGCCAACTGCTGCATTCGCCTATTGTTAGCCTCACTCAACTCAGCAAATCCTTGCATTGAGTTTGCCATCTGCAACACAACATTTGCAGTTTCCTCATTGCTCTTGAGCACATCACCCAAACGCTCATACAGCATAGCAAAGAAGTACTTCACCTGTGGGTCCATGTCGGTCTTGTTCAGTTCACGCATGAACTCGTTGAATGTTGCACTGGGCATCTTATTCCTCCTCTACTTCCTCGTACTCTTCACCTGTTGCATCGAACTCATGCTTGAGTTGCTCTATCTCAGCCAGTCTCGTACTGACCTTGTTCTCGGCTACCTCTAACCTGTCTATCTCCTTCTCCAACATATCGAGCTTGCCCTGTATGCGTTGGCCAATCTTTGACTGCCTAAGCTCTACCTTCCTATTCTTGGTCTGGAAGAACTCCAGCGTAGCAACCATTCGCTTGGCCCTAACAGTCTCAATATAAGCCTCAACCTCATCACGACTGAGATTGTCCAGTGTCGGCATCAGGACTAGCTTTGGCATTGTGTGACTCACTCAGTTCAAACTCAGGAACCTTCCCATGATGATCCTGCATCTGCGATAGATAGTGATCACCATCTTGGCACATTACAAACAAAGCGCCATTGATGTCCTGTAACACCTCGTGTAACTCACCCTTCTTTAAACAAGACGTATCCTTCGTCACACGTAACTTATCACCTAGCTTTATATCTATGAGCTTCATGATCCATCCTTTCCTGCATACGGGATCAACTTTCGTTTGAACTCATAAGGCTTTCTATTCTCGTTACGGTTAGCGTCATTCCTTGCCTTTGCCCTATGAGTACCACCAGTTCTGGCCAACTTGTTATATATGTACCCCTTACTGACGCCCCACTTAGTCACTATATCAGCTACCTTCATACCTGCTACGTAGTCAGCCATGGCGCCTTCGTATATCTCTTTCGTCACAGCAGGTCTCCACTTAGGCATTTCTATCCCTCCAGAAATATCGGTAGTCCCTTCAACTTCTCATGAAGTGCCCTCGCTTCTTCTTTAGACCTAAAGCTGGCCACATGCTTCCACGGCCGGTACCATGTTGCTCTAGAATAGAGTGCATACGGATACTCGTCAGCCATCCAGCGGTTCCAATCGATCTTATAGTGGTTCATGGTTCAACGCTCCAATATCTTAACTGTCCTGCGAGCCGATCCTGGTACCTTGGCAGCCTCGACCATACCTAACGCAATAGACACAGGCACCTTGTACTTAGACGCTGACAAATTACCTGCCAACGTACCAGCATTAAACGTTCTTACCTTCGCTGACACGTTGACAGTACAAACAAACTTAGGACTCTCGCCTAACGTGAAATCACCTGCCTCTTCCTCCTCCTTCGGGTTCTTAACAATACCTTCTTTGACTAGTCGTGTGAACGCAGCCTCCTTAGCCTTCTCTGCAAGCTTCTCAACAGTGTCCCAATAGAAGAAGGCGGCCAGTTCCATACCAGTGTTACTCCTGTCATCCTTTCCTGTGACCTTCAGGAACTCCTGGAACTGTTTCGTTAACTCGTTCACTATCGTCACCTTGTAGCTCATCACTGCCTCCTGTGTGACTCACACGGTTCAAGAACATTCCCAGGGCCTCATGTAACACTGTTACCTTTTCTCTTACCTTGGCTATATTTTTCCTGAAATACATATTGTCGTTTTCGTATTCACCTATCACTAACTCTATCGTTGAAAACCTATGGCCTCCATTGATACACTCCCGCCGACGACGAATGCACCCATTCATCGTCGGCCGGGAGTCGGTGACTTTAGTATGTGTATCACCGCACTGTGGACAAGGTATCTTCACTTAGAAAAAGACCTTAACTTTCTTAGCGACACCCTTCGTGGCCTCATTGGCAACAGCATAAGACAACTTACCCCATGCATGGCTAACCTTAACGGACTGTTGAGTCGGATCAAGCTTCAACTTATCAGTCGCACTCTTCTTGAACTCAGCGTCAAATGCTTCACGCGACTTGTTGGCCAGTGCTTGATCCTTCCTATATGTCGCAAACAACTTAGCCAACTTAGGCGACAACTCATCTACATCAACGTCAGTCCAATCCAACTTCTCTTTCATCTTAAAGGCCATTTGACCCTCCTGCTGTGTGACTCACATTCCCTGAACCAGGTCGGGGGAGGGATGGGAATGCGGGAGTCCCTCCCCCTTCCGTCGTCGAGCCATTACAGCCCGATTTGCATGATATGTCTCCTCTGTTGTTCAAGACTTCTTAATATCACACTCTACATCAACATGCTATCACTTTATGATAGCACTGTCAAGTGCCTGTCACAGTCTTGACACATTCGGATTAAACACCAAATCATCACAATCCAGGCCAGTTAGATGTGATAAACTTCCGATATATCGCCTAGCTTTTTCCTCATTGTCGAACGATTGCAACATAAATCTCCCTCTTTCTATATCGTTCATAGGATCGATAAGCACCATATCGACCGCGAACACTATTGGCCCACCGTGTATCCTGAACTTGAACTCCATCAGTGCCTCCGTCTCCTGGGCAACTCATCCAATCTTCCATGGCTCCCATTCTTTCAAGTCCCGTGCCTCTTTCGACTCAATATCATCTGCCTCTGCCCTCTTAGCTATCTGCCACACCTGATCCACCTTACAGTAGATCACCCATAGGAACAC